AGCACATTATTCGTGATAGCATTAAACCAAGTGGTATATGTATATGGAGATCCCTTAGGGACCTTAATAAACCACCATCGCCAAGTCACATTAGGGCGATCAGCCTTCTGACCAAACAAAAGCCTAAGTTTATAACCACTCATAAGAATCTGATCACCGACGCGCTGATTGTCTCCAACTCCCTGTGCAGGCATAACAGTAGGATTATTGATAAGACATGAGTTAGGCGAATTATGATAAATCTCAGTTTTCGCATATTCAAATGTCTTCTCCTTAGGCTCACATTGCTTCCGACTCACAGCCTTGATAGTCCGCACCAGTCGCCTACGAGCCATGCCAGCGCCTTTCGAATAAGTCTTACGAAACGCACGCTTACCGCCTCTCGCTTTGCGTCGATACGCCATTCGTGTCAAGTGCTCTATTTGGAGCACTTATATAGTGGGACTGCCCACTGCCCGAAGTGGGGGGTAATACTAGGCCCCCACTTCAGGCAGCACCCTGTGTCCGCATTCTTTTTTAAAGAGGACATGGGGCCTCTTTCTTTTTTTTATTTTTTTTTATTTCTTTTTTGAGGGGTCTAGCCCTATAAAAGAAACGTCCAGGGCAGAGTCTCTCTCTCTCTGTCTCATGCCGACCACGCATTACTTGTTCACACTGAACAACTACACCACCGAAGAGGTGTTGGCCATGAGGAATGGAACTCTGCCGAACATAAGCTATCTCTGCTATGCACAGGAAGTAGCGCCATCTACAGGAACGCCGCATCTACAGGGATACTTCCAACTGAGCAGACGATCTATGGTCTCAACCATAAAGAACTGGGAAGGGTTTGCCCGAGTACATCTTGAACGAGCCAAAGGAAGCGATGAAGAGAACTACATCTACTGCAAAGGCCCATACACCAAAGAAGGAAAGAACAAGCCGCTGAATGACACCTTCTTTGAACGTGGAGTACGGGAACGTATGGGCAAAGTGATGCAAGGTAAACGGAGTGATCTCGAGGGACTTAAGAGAGCGATTGACAATGGCGAAACATACGATGAGATCTGTGATGCACACTTTGAACACGCTGCTAAATATCATCGATTCATTAAAGAACGTATCCAGGCGAGAGACTCGGGCCTGGTACTTACATCATTACGGGAGGAATATGCTACCGCGTCCCTCCATCCATGGCAGAGGGACTTGGAGAACTTGATCAACGAACCCCCGCATCCCCGCAAGATCTCTTGGATCTGGGAGGTGACTGGGAACGTGGGGAAGTCCTGGATGGCGAAGTATCTCGCCACGAACCATGGAGCTATCGTAATGACGTCGGGGAAGAGGACGGATATGGCCTACATCTTCACGATGAGTCCCAAGAAGGACATCGTGATTTTCGACTTGTCCCGGACTGGAGCACCGACGGAGGGGAGAGAGCACTTCCTGGATGGAGCTTATTCCCTCGCGGAGGACATCAAGAACGGTATGGTAACGAACATGAAGTACGAATCGCAGATGGTCCTTACGAAGGGCTCTCATGTAATTTTCTTCGCGAACTTCTCGCCGGACCTGAGCAAGTGGTCCGCGGACCGCTATGATGTTACTCAGCTGGATGCTGATTAAGGGTCTCTATAAAATAAAGAAACTCCTGCTTGGATGTATGCGATGTTGTCTGTAGAAAGAGTGCCATAAGCATCATACGCAGCAAACATAAAATATAGATCATCGTCGTTATGAGTAACAGCCGCATTGTTAGGACCAAACTTAAGTAGTTTACGATACGGAACCCATATCTTCTTAGTAAACGTATACTCGTCTCCGCCTGCATTACTAAGTCCCGCCTCATTAGGTCGCATAGTACCAGCCTTCAGAACCTTAATGAAGTCGGCATTCATATCATCCAAAAGCACATTATTCGTGATAGCATTAAACCAAGTGGTATATGTATATGGAGATCCCTTAGGGACCTTAATAAACCACCATCGCCAAGTCACATTAGGGCGATCAGCCTTCTGACCAAACAAAA